ATATGCAGGAACAAGTCAACACTAAGAGAGCATACGGAGAACTTGGGCACCCAGACGGTCCTAATATTAATCTCGACCGTGTTTCACATATGATTACCTCTCTTAGAGAAGATGGCGATAACTGGATAGGCAAGGCTAAGATCCTTGACACTCCTATGGGTAACATTGCCGCAAGCCTAATTAAAGAAGGTGCAGGACTTGGTGTTTCTTCACGTGGTCTTGGCTCATTGAAAGAAAACAGCGAAGGCATTAATGAAGTACAAGACGACTTCATGCTTGCCACAGCAGCTGATATTGTTGCTGACCCTTCAGCCCCAGATGCTTATGTACAGGGCATCATGGAAGGCAGAGAATGGGTGTTTGTTAAAGGTGTATGGCAAGAAAGAGAAATCGAAGAAACACAACAGTATATTAAGAAAGCAAGCAGTAAAGACCTCTCTGAGGCCAAAATACGTGCTTTCAACGAATTTTTAAATAGGCTATCTAATATTTAATTTGTATAAATATATAAGACTATATTAAATCTAACCGAAAGGAGATAAAACAATGGGTGTAGAGTCTAAAATCAGAGAGCTTATGGAGGGTGCAGCAAACCGTCCTAAAGATAAGCTCACTGCTCGTGACGATAGCAACCCTACTCAAGGCGATTCAAATCCTAACCCTGAGCAACAGGACCTTTCAGGTACTGGCAATGCTGAGGGTGGTTTGACTTCAACCGTGGGTAAGGCTGCTTCCGCTAAGGCGAGCAAAGATGGAACTCTTCCTGCAGGTAACGGTGCTAAAGAAGCTCCTGCAAACTTTGTCAATGACAAGCCAAGCGAAACTGATGTAATGAAGAAGTCCTCTGCGGGCAACGTACATCGTGAAGAAGCTGAGCTTGAAGAAGATGAAGTAATTGTAGAAGACGAAGCCGTTGAGGAAGATGTTGAAATGGTTGCTGAAGAAGAAGTTGAAGAAATCGAAGAAGAGGAAGTCGCTGTAGATGAAGATGACGTTCTCTTTGAAGAAGATCTTAATGCTCTCTTTGAAGGTGACGAAAACCTCACAGAAGAATTTAAAGTTAAGGCAGCTGAAATTTTTGAAGCTGTTGTCACTTCCCGTGTAGCAAACGAAGTCGGTGCTATTGAAGCTGAACTTGAAGAACAGGCTAACACTGAATTTGAAGCTAAACTGGAAGAAATGGTTGAGAATATTGACAAGTATCTTAACTATGTCACGGAGAATTGGATGAAGGAAAACGAACTTGCTGTTGAAAACGGCCTTCGTAACGAAATCACTGAGTCCTTCATTAAGGGTATGCAGCAGGTATTTACCGAGCACTACATTGAAGTACCCGAAGAAAAATATGACGTAATGACTGAAATGCAGTCTAAGATTGATGACCTTCAGGGCAAGCTTGATGAGCAGGTTCAGAAGAACATTGACCTTAACGAAGAATCAGTAGTCCTGAAGAAGCAGAACATTTTTGCTGATATTGCTGAAGGACTTGCCGATACTGACGCAGAAAAGTTTGCTGTAATGGTAGAAGATATTTCTTATACTAGCGCAGAGTCATATGAAAACAAGTTAAAGGTAGTTAAAGACAACTATTTCCGTAAGGAAATTGCAGAGTCTACTGATACATTAGAAGATTCTGTAGATGAAGTTTCTTTAACTGAAAATACTGTTATGGGCAGATATGCAGATGCTCTTAGCAAAAGTAAAAAGTTTTAATATTATAAATAGTAAAGTTAGTTTATAACAACAATAAGGAGAAACTTCAATGTTTTTATCTGAACAGTTAGAGAAGAAGTGGGAACCTGTTCTTAAGCACGAGAGCCTGCAAGAAATTGCAGATCCGTACAAAAGATCGGTAACTGCTGTAGTTCTCGAAAATCAGGAAAAGGCTCTGCGCGAAGAAAAAGCAGCCCTTTTCGAAGCAACACACGCAAACGCCACTGGCGCTTCTGTAGACAACTATGATCCTATTCTAATCAGCCTGGTAAGACGAGCTCTTCCCAATCTGATGGCGTATGACGTAGCTGGTGTACAGCCTATGACTGGTCCTACTGGTTTGATCTTCGCTATGAAGTCACACTATGCTAGCCAGACTGGTACTGAAGCCCTGTTTAACGAAGCCGATACTGACTTCTCTGGTACTGGTACTCACGCAGGTTCTAACCCTGTTGACGGTACTTATACTACTGGTACTGGTGTAAGCACTTCAACTGCTGAAGGCTTTGGCGACTCAACTACTCTGAATGAAATGGCATTCAGCATTGAGAAGACCACTGTAACTGCCAAGTCACGTGCTCTGAAAGCAGAATACACTGTTGAACTTGCCCAGGACCTGAAAGCAATTCATGGTCTTGACGCAGAAAGCGAACTGAGCAACATTCTTTCTCAGGAAATTCTCGCTGAAATCAACCGTGAAGTTATCCGTACTATCTACAAGGTAGCGAAGACTGGTGCTGCTTCTACAGCAACTCCTGGTACTTTCGACCTTGACGTTGATAGCAACGGTCGTTGGTCAGTAGAACGCTTCAAAGGCCTCATGTTCAACATTGAGCGTGATGCCAACGTAATTGCACAAGACACTCGTAGGGGCAAAGGTAACTTTATCATTTGTTCTTCTGACGTAGCTTCTGCACTTGCAATGTCAGGCGTACTTGATTACAACTCAGGCTTGCAGAACAACCTGCAGGTTGATGACACAGGCAACACTTTCGCAGGTGTACTGAACGGTCGTTACAGAGTATACATCGACCCTTACAGTGCTAACACTGGTGCAGCTTCTCAGTTCTACGTAGCTGGATACAAGGGTACTAGCCCTTATGATGCAGGTCTTTTCTACTGTCCGTATGTTCCTTTACAGATGGTCAGAGCGATTGATCCAAGCACATTCCAGCCAAAGATTGGCTTCAAGACTCGTTACGGCATGATTGCTAACCCATACGTAACTCAGTCTGATGGCACTACTGACGCTGATACCTTTACAGCAGATCGTAACCAGTATTATCGTGCTGTTAAGGTTACAAACTTGATGTAATAAAAAGAATCCCAATAGGGACATTTTTGAGGGGGCTACAATGTAGCCCCTTTTTTTATCTATACTATATAATGTGTATAAATAGTGTAAATAGCACGTTGAGATAACGTCCTGTTTTTCCTTTATGGACTACAACGGAGAAACCGATATGAAGAAATTTTTATTTCTTATGTTGCTACCTACCTTAGCAACAGCACAAACATACACAGATGATGTAGCACAAATTATTAACAACAACTGTGTAACTTGCCACCGTCCTGGTGGTGTAGGCCCAATGAGTTTTGAAACCTATGAGCAGGTGAGACCATGGGCACCTCTTATTCAGATGCGAGTAGCAAACAGAGAGATGCCTCCCTATGCTTACGACCATGGCATAGGTATTCAAGACCTCGAAGGTGATTGGCGACTCTCCCAAGAACAGATTGACACTGTTGTAGCCTGGGTAAACAACGGTTCACCTTATGGTGATCCTGACCGAGTAGTACAACTACCCGAAATGCCTGATCCAAATGAATGGAAGTTTGCATCTTTATTCGGAAAACCTACAGTAATTGTAGCATCAAGTCCGTATGATATTCCTGCAAACGGAAATGACTTGTGGAGTAAAGAGATTGTTGATTCAGGTGTATCAGAGAATCAATGTATCAAAGCAGTACAAGTAAAACCCAGAGGTGATGCCGCAGCAGTAGTACACCACGCTAACAGTAGCTTTCTCACAGACCAAGGTAGAGAAGGTATGCTCACTGAATATGCTATGGGCAAGTGGGGAGAGATTGTGCCTGAAGGAGTTTGTCGTACATTCCCAGCAAACGCAAAAGTATCATGGGACATTCATATGTTCCCGGGTGGTGTAGGTGCAACTGCTGAAGGTGCGATGATTGAGGACAATGTAGTAGAGATTGGCATTTGGTTCCACGATGAAGAAACAAGTAAAGACTTACGATTCAAACAAGACTTGTCATTGTATCGTTTAGGACAGCAAGATGATATTGCTATTCCTCCTCACGGTTACTATATGACTCAAGGGTTTCATAGTTTCGACCACCCTGTGCGTTTGGATAGTTTCCAACCACACGGTCACTTGAGAATGAACGCAGCAAGTTTGGAGATTTTCTACCCAGAAACAGGTAGAACAGAACCTGTAAGTCAAATTTCAAATTGGTCAGCAACTTGGCATCACAGTCATTTGTATGCACAAGATGTTGCACCGTTAATCCCAGCCGGAGCAGTCATAGTTCTTAAACAGTGGTAT